TAAGAGCTATGCCTGGTCATTACGGCGACATGAAGCCCGCCAAAGGCGCTAAAGCCAAGCCGCAGAAGCCTGGCGCTACAAAAAAAGGAGCTAAAAAGAAATGAAAGGCCTTTACGCCAACATCAACGCCAAGCGCAAGCGGATCGAAGCTGGCAGCAAAGAACGCATGGCACGCAAGGGTGAAGAAGGCCGCCCTAGCGCCGCTGCATTCAAGGCCGCTGCTAAAACTGCCAAGAAACCTAAGAAAAAGAAGTGATTACCTATCGCGGCGAGCAATTTGAGGGCTACAACAAGCCCAAGCGCACGCCGAACAACCCAAATAAGTCCCATGCCGTACTTGCCAAAGAAGGCGATACGGTAAAGCTGATCCGCTTTGGCCAGCAAGGTGTATCAGGATCACCAGCAAAGAAAGGCGAATCAGCCGCAGACAAAGCCCGCCGCGCATCATTCAAGGCACGGCACGCCGATAATATCGCCAAGGGTAAACTGTCTGCTGCTTACTGGGCCGATAAGGTAAAGTGGTAGGGCAACCTATCCCTGCGGGATAAATGTCCGAAGAAATCACCAATCAGGAGCCTGCGGCTACTGATGCAATGCAACGCAGCATTGAAGCATTAGAACGCAAAAACAGCGAGCTAATCACTGAGCTACGTGCTGCAAAGTCCAAAGCGTCTAAGGTGCCAGATGGGGTCAACGTTGATGAGTTGCTTGAGTTCAAGCGTACGCACGAACAGCAGCAACTTGAACAGCAAGGCAACTACACCGAAGCAAGGCAAGCTCTGGAGCAGCAGTACCGTGAGGCGACGGCGCAAAAGGACCAGCGCATTGAATCCCTCGAAGCAAAAGTCCGAGAACTTGAGCTGATCGCACCTGCTGTTACGGCATTGGCTGAGATCGTCCATGACCCTGACTTAGTGCTGCGATCTAAGCTCAGCGCCGACAGGATCGAGCGCGAACCTGATGGGACTGTGGTCGTTGTTGACGGCTACCAGCGCACACCAGTAGCAGAATGGGCCAAGACATTGCCATCATGGATGCAGAAGGCACCAAGGCCGCAGGGCAGCGGCGCACCATCAGCCGGCAGCAATGCAGGCCAAGCGCCGTTGGGCAAAAACCCGTTCGCGCCTGAAACATTCAACCTAACCGAGCAATCCAGGCTGTATCGCACCGATCGTGATCTATACGATCGCATGAAAGCAGCCGCGCAACGCTAAGATAGTGACAACTGCTGTAATGGCTGCGCCATTTAGCTAGGGGCTGCGCCCAAACCGTCAATCATCCCATTGCCCCCGACACCATGGCGACTCTTCGCTCTGATGTCATCATCCCCGAGATTTTTACTCCCTATTTGCTGGAGCAGACCACCCAACGCGATGCCTTCCTGGCTAGCGGTGTGGTCCAACCACTGGCGGAGTTGAATGCTACCGAGGGTGGTGATTTCATCAACGTTCCCTTCTGGAAAGCCAACCTATCTGGCGACTTTGAAGTGCTGACTGACAGCACCTCACTGACCCCTGGTAAGATCACTGCTGACAAGCAAGTTGGCGTGATCCTGCACCGTGGCCGCGCCTTTGAGGCACGCGATCTCGCAGCCCTTGCTGCTGGCGCTGACCCCATGGCCGCCATCGGCGCCAAGATTGCTGATTATGTTGCCAACCAACGCCAGAAAGATCTTCTTTCCTGCTTAGCTGGTATCTTCGGCACGCTCGGCACCAACGCTTCCGCTTCTTTCGTTGATCTGACGATTGACGGCCTGAGCGGTGACACTCCTACTGTGCTGTCTCCCCGCCACGTTGCCGAAGCTCGCTCAATCCTGGGTGATCAAGGCGACAAATTGGCAGCGGTTTGTATGCATAGCAAAGTGTACTATGATTTAGTTGAGCGCCGTGCTATTGACTACGTGGCAACCACCGATGCCCGTGGCACCAGCACTACCCAGTCCGGCGGTACGATCGTTGCCGCTTATGGCGGTGATGTGACCGTACCTACCTACATGGGTCTGCGCGTGATCGTCTCCGACGACGTGCAAACCGAAGGCAGCGGTTCCAGCACTGAGTATGCAACCTATTTCTTCACTCAAGGCGCTATCGCCAGCGGTGAGCAAATGGGAATGGAGATTGAAACCGACCGTGACATCCTTGCCAAGAGTGATGCCATGTCGATGGACCTCCATTACGTGTACCACCCTGTTGGCGCTAAGTGGGCGGTGACTACCACCAACCCAACCCGCGCTCAGTTGGAGACCATCACCAACTGGACGAAGGTGTACGAAACCAAGAACATTGGTATCGTGCGTGCGACTAACACCTCCAACTTCGATTGAGGTAATTAACCATGGCACAACCTTCCCAGTTTGAACTGTCTACAGAGCAGTACATCGTTGCTGACCACTACATCGCCTCTTCGGTGGCTGATGTCCAGTTCTTCACCGCTCCGGTGAAGTGCCAAGTGGTCAGCATCCGTGAGGTACATGCCACCGCTGGTAGTGATGGCTCTGCCGTTTCTGGTACGATTCGTCGCTGCCAAGGCACTGAAGCTGCTACCGCTGGTGATGACTTGCTTGGCACCACCAAAATCGACTTCAAGGGCACTGCTCTTACTGAGCAGAAGTTTGATGCGGCTGATTCTGGTGAGCTGACCAGCACCACCGCCAACCTGACCCTGGAAGCTGGTGACCGCCTGTCCCTGGACGTCACTGGCACAACCACCGCGTTGGCTGGTGTGATCCTTAGCGTGCTGCTGAAGCGCATCTGATGGGACTGTTCGCCTTCCGGCGACTGCGTAACCAGGAGGCTGCATCTTTGGATGTGGCCTCTTTTTCTACGCCGGAGCCAGCTAAGATAGATCCAACACCAGAACCAAATAATGGCGATCACCCTAATCGCAACAGCAGGCGGAAGCACGTCAAACACGTACCAGACGCTAGCTGATGCGCAGGCCATTATTGATGGCCTAATCGAAGATGCTGATGTGACTGCATGGGCAACGGCAACCACCGATGCCAAAAACCGTGCATTGTACACCGCAACGCAACGGCTAGACCGCGAGCGGTTTCTTGGTGCCCGCGCTACTGATACGCAAGCACTGCAATGGCCGCGCACTGGTGTACGCAAGCCTGATACCTACATCAATACTTACGCCGTTGGTTTTCCATTTCGTATTACAACTGATTATTTCACTGATACCGAAATCCCAACGCAGATCAAGCAAGCGCAGGCAGTACTGGCCGTCTTCCTGAACAACAATACCGATAGCCTTGGGCTTAGCGGCCTTGAAGATTACAACAGCGTTAGCATCGGGCCGATTAGCGTTACGGTAAACAGCAGCAGCCCGCAGGCTGGCGCCGATAAAATCCCGCCTATGGTTGAACGCTACCTGATTGGCCTTAGAATCAGTGGACCAGGCAACATCTCAATTCGCCGGAGCTGATCATGTCTTCCGAGTACGCCATCGGGTTTGAGTACATCAGCGATACGGCAGCCCACACGGGTCGCTTTTCTGAGCTGGTTGCTTTCGAGGATTCAGTGATCGCTAGCGCCGTGATCCTGAACCAGACTGGCAACACATTTACCAGCGTGCCACTAAAGGCTGGTCAGTCTGTTGAAGCAGTATTTACCAGCGTTACGCTAACATCCGGCAAGATTGCCGCCTACAAAATCTAATCATGGGCGATACCAACCAGCTTGGCATTGATTACGCTACAGGCGCCACGTTTGTCAGTGATACAGCCACAAGGACTGGCCGATGGTGCGCGATTCACTTCACCACCAACACTCAAATTGATACTATCGTAGCGCAAAACTATGACGGCAATACGCTGTCTGGTCAGTCGTTCGATGGTGCAACCACTCTCTACGGCGTCTTCACTAGCATCAAATTGCAGAACGGCCATTGCGTTGCATATAAACTCTGATGGCCCTTGCATCCTCGCTGCAAAAAACTGCATCCAAACTAATGGAAAAGTTCGGCGGTGCATTGACCTACAGACGTGTCAGCGGCGGCGCCTACAATGCAAGCACGGGTGCAATTACAGAAACAACAACTGATTACAACTTGCGCGGTGTATTGCAAGACGTCAAGGCACGCGAAGTAAATGAACTGATCCAGGCTGGTGATAAGCGACTGTTTATTGCTGCAACTGATCTGGCAGTCACACCTAGCACCGCTGATCGAGTTATTATCAGTACCATTTCGCATCAAATCATTAACGTACAAACAATTGAGCAAGATAACCAGTCGATTACCTATGAATTGGTACTGAGGGCTTGATATGGCGCAAATCATCAGGCTAAGTGATTTCGGTAAGTTCAGCGAAGAGCAAGTCGATAAGTTGCTGCGCATTGTGGTATTGGAGACTGACCTAGAGTTAAAGATGCAAAGCCCAGTTGATACCGGGCGATTCCGCATGAGTTGGGTTGTAGGAGAAAATACAACCGGCAACTATGATGCAGG